GTGAATAAATCACATTGGTCAATTTCAATCTTGAATGATTCGATAGTAGGTAACGCATTGAACCTACTAACGAACTTAGTGACTTCAGTGAACAATAAAGAGTAAACACCTTCGAAGTACTCTTTTTTCAGATGAGGAATAACTTTACGCAAGTAAGGTTCATTCGTCAACAAGTTTCTTAATATAGTTTGTTCTAAGTCAATCTTCAATTCTATTCCTCAGAGTCAGGGTCACCCAACTGTAGTTGTCCTTCTTGTGCTGCCGTCTCTAGGATACTTTCTAGTATAGCACCAGCGTGTTCCTGTAATCCAGCGTCTTCTTCATTAATACTGGAGTCAGGTGTTGATTGTATCATAAAACTGAAGTTTAAGCAACCATCTTCTGCATTAAATTTAATATTACCGAATCTTAATACAGTTTCAACGAACGAACCAGTCGTGAGACGTACATCCCACGCTTGGTCATTCAGTGCTTCAGTACCATCAGCAGGGACCAACTCGTAGTCAGTCCCTTCTACCATAGCAGTCATTAACCCTCCTCGATCAATGCGTCAAGGTCAATCTCTGATCGCTTACCGATACAGTAGGTCGATTCGACTAAATCTTGGAAACCTTTCTGATTAAGAATGTCTGCCCAGAACTCTGCGGTGAGAGTATCTTTCTGACGAACTTTAGTATCTTCACCTGCTTTCTGATACCAACCATTAGATGGTTTAGTAACATAACCACCGCCAAGTGCGATGTCAAGTAGACCAGAATACTGCTCGATACCACCTTCCCACGTTACCGTGATAGGAATCTTAGACTGCTCTTTAACATACCGAGACTTCTCTACTTTAACAATGAAGTCATAACCCATCACTTCTGTACCCGTCTTGTTCTGGCGACGACCGATGATCCAGATGTTATCAGCACTATAATAAATGCCAGTACCACCGCCAACGATGTCTTTAGGGAACAAACCAATCTCTTTATAAGTGTGATTGATAGCAAGTAAAGGAATATTCTTCATGGTCAAGTAAGGAGTGGTCATACGGAACAGACCCTTCAATGCTTTAGCACGAGACATATCAGCAACAGATTTCTCATCAATAGCATCTTGAAGTTCTTTCTTGGACGCTAGGTTACCAATAGAATCAATAACAATAATTACTTTATCTTTCTTCTCGATACTCTCAAGTTGACCAATCAAATCAAACTTCAGTTCTTCGACATTACGAATAGGAGTATGGAGTACACGATCCACATCGATGCCGAATGCAGTGAAGTACGACTGCGGTGAACCAAACTCAGAATCATAGAACAACATGATTGCTTCAGGATCTGATTTCAGATAAGCAGAGGCAATCTTTAAAGCAAATGATGTCTTGAAGTGCTTCGATGGACCAGCAAGTACAGTCATGCCAGACACCAAACCACCATCAAGTTTACCTGATAGTGCCACATTTAACATGGGCACATCAATAGAACACATCTCTTTCTCACCGAAGAACTCGGACTTGGACAACACATTGGTGCCCTTAATCTTTGAGTTCTTTTTCAATTTATCCATAACAGACATATATTAATCCTTCAGATTTTTGTAGTTAATACATTCATCCAATAAGGGCAACTTATCAGTCGTGCTGGCGAACATACGAACATCGTTCTCGAACTCTCCGCCAAAGGATCGCGCTTGCTTGTAACTAATACCAGCATCAGTACGACCACGAATGAACGTCGGAATCATTACAGAACGATCAATCAGTTCAGGCGCTTTCTCAATCATACGGCGAACGATAGATGGATTAGCACCACCGGTGTCCATAATTGCATCATGCAACTGATTAAAGTATGTTTGCTTCACTGCTTTGAAACCTGCTACTGCCAACTTAGCATATGCAACTTCGAAGATAGAACCAGTAATAACCTGCTGTGCAGAAAATACACTAGTGTGTTGAATAATCTTCATATGCTCTGGAATAACTGCTGGATCACCACCGAAATACTCTACTTCAGGAGATAGAATGTTACCAATGTCAGTATCATCACCCATAACAGGATTGTATGTAACTTTCTTTACCATAATTTCATACGATAATGCTTTAATCAGACGCTCAATAGTTTCGATATTGATGCTAGTCTTGATACATACACCACTGCCACAACCACGAATCAACTTGTTAGTCATGTTGATAAGTTCGGCATCATCCACTGAATCATTCTTCAATAGAGGAACCGGAGTACATAAGAATGTGATCCCTGGTTTCCAATCAACTAGATCGTCGATACCCTCTAGTCCAGAAACGTGCATAGTCTCTACTGACTTAACATCGAATGCTAATTGCATTGCTTGAGCGACTGCATTGTCACCGACAACACCAATACGAATCTTCTGTTGTTCACCACCGCCCGATTCTTTCGCTGCCGCTTGATTTTCTAACTGTCGTGTCACTTCTTCTCCCTTACCCGCTTGAATCATTGCTGCCTGTTCTTCGGTCAACTGTTCTGAGTGAATGGTTGCATTCAACTCTTCTGATCCGTCTACCAATTCACCTTCGCTTATATCACTCATACATTTTTACCTTTCATTAAATTAATTATTTCTATACGCATATTCAACTGCTCGATCCGCTTCAACTTCTAGCGGTCTAGTAGTATACCATTTTCCATTGTCATTGTCAAGTTGTCTGCATAAATCTGCAACTTGCTTGGCAGTGATAGGATAACCTCGCTTGATTGCCGTACCTGCTGTAGCAACCATTATTTGATACATCTTGTGATACCACCCTCCCTCAGCAATCGAACCATATTCTATAGCAAGACGCTTCGGAAAGAATGGACAGTCGCGATAATCTGTCCATGAGATGTTTGTTGCAGTCATCGAATTTTTACGATGCTGTATTACTGCTTGTTGCATTTCTTCGGGCAATCTGTCCAGAAAAGAATTGCCGGTCTTTGTAACGTATGGATGTTTACTTATAAGAGCAGTTGGATCAATGCCGCTACCACCAGAATGCTTGAAGAAAAAATTATTAGCACCTGGATACACTGCAGGAATGTAATACATCCTTGCAAGATCCTTAGTCTGAGGGTCACCGATTTCTCCAATATCGGTATTGAGGGCGTACCAAAACGACTTGATTTTATCATTTGGGATAGTCTCTGCAACTCTGAAGACAAGACGGAACTTATAATAGTCGTCGCGAGAACTAGCAGTAGAATAGCACACGAAGTCCAGATCGCTAAATCGAGTGATAAGTTCATTCTTTAGAATGTCCAAGTCAGGAAGGAAACTATGCTTATCAACATCAACTGCACACCAACCTCCCCAATGTAAAGTATTGACGTTGCTACGTGTTGTGCCGTCTGCGAAAATGGCAGGACTGATAAGAGCGGATGAGTTTTTACCACCTTTTTCTCCATATTTAGTTGAGAGTGCTTCTAGTAATCCAACAAACTCATCCCAAGTATCAAAAGATGCCTTGCGGTGAGTCTTATTGTCGAATGCAGATTGGAATATTGTCAGTTCGTATTTCATAGTATGTATTATAACACAGTTAATTTCAGAATGCAACCATTATTTTTTAAGAGTTAATAGTCCCATCTGATTGGTCTGAGTCTTTCCTTTGAACGTCTGGTCATAGTCGAACTCCTTTACCAGTTCATACTTGCCATGTTTGATTACAGCAGACTTTACTGGCGCTTGGTCCCAGTTGTCTATCAGTAGATTAGGAATCGCTAACTCGTAGATAACTTCCATGTCATAGAGTGCCGCCGCTTCTGCATGATTGCCATCAACCAACGCAAAGTCGAATACATACTCATCGACCAATTTACCTTTAACGTCCTTCGTTCTACCTGGCACCCAAGTGAATCGATTGATGTATAACTCATTCAGAATCCCTACCATATCCCGTCTAATCTGAGGATCGGTGCAATCACCTGGTTTACCAATTACTTCATTGTCAGGAGATACACCAACAATTCTTGCATCCTTGTATATGTCTAACTGGTAAGTAGTTGAATGACCAATATGAAACCCAATCTCCAATACAGACTTTGGTTTATAATGTTCTTGCACAAACTCAAATGCGGCAAACACTTGCTTTGTGGGTGGCATATAACCCCAACCTATGTCGGGGAATGACAGATGATCTAATTTCATTAAAAGAAATCCTCTAGTGATGCTCTTGGTTCAGAACTCCATCCGACTGCCGCCAGAATGGGTTCAAGTGGTGAAAGAAAAGTCTTCTCATACTGTAAATTGTAATCAATCTGAGGATGAAGTCCAAGTTCTTTTGGTAAAGTAGTTGGGAATGAAATAACATTCTCTTTAATACGATTAGGTTGTTTCAGGTAGATAAACTTAATCTTTTCACCATCTTTAACCGTCTCGTATTTGTCAGTCATTCCTGCTTTCTTTACGTAGTGATTATATAGAAGGGCGCCACGAACATGAATTGGAGTGCCCTTACCATAAATATTCTTTCTATCCTTATACTTAGTAAGATCCGAGATGCCTCTGGGGAATGCAACATCTTCGGGATTGAGAGAACTAAACTCGCTTCTGAAGTCTGCAATAAACTTCTGGGTATCTTCTTCTGTACCTTCGATGATAACCTTAAAGACTTCTTTGAACTTCTTACGACAGACCATAGGAGTGGATGACTTGATTGCTTCGATACCCATCATCTTGAGTTTGGGTTCTGCGTATTGGACACCCTCGTTGTTATGTACATTTAGGATGTAACGCTTCTTCGCCAACCAGATACCACGATCAGCAATAACTTCTCGCTCCATCACCATGCGATTGATGTATGCACCAGTGTCGTTCGCTAGTTTGTCATATGCGCCAGCAATAACTTTCTCGAAATGTTCACCGCATATCTTATCAAGAAACTTAACAGGATCAGCAGGCGAGAACTTCGTCACCAAAGATTCCATGTTGATATACAAGGAGTCAGTATCCATAGCAATAACATAATCTTTCTTATCTTTGAGGAGATTGTTCATCTCGTCATTGACTGCTACCTCTGCTACCTTGATAGCACGTTGACCAGACATAGTAACACCCTCGGCGATACGCTGATCGAAGTAACGGAAGTACTTATTAGCAAGCGCACCGTAGAGACTGTTCATCAAAATCTTAATCGCCATCTGCTGATTATTCAGCGTTGCAATCTCATTCACGAGTTCATGGGTGGGTTCAATCTCATACTTCTGCTGTGCCGCAAGCATGTTCTTCTTGATAGTAACACGATTATCATAGAACTTACGAATCACGTTAGGAATAATACCCTCTTTATCTTTGCGGAACGAAGCACCGTTAGCGGCAATAGCGGTAGGAATATCTTCGTCATAGCACATAGTCTCGGGTGACATATTGTACTGCACAATGATGTTAGGATACAGAGATGCCAAATCGAATGATGTTACCCAGTTATGTGATCCTACTTGAGGTTCTTTCACGTAACCACCAACAATACGACTAACATCGTGATCCAGAGGAGGTTTAGGTGGAATAATAACATTCTTCTTAATCAACTGATTGTAGATGATAGAATCCCAGATAGAAGTTGTGCCGAATGTATCTGCATAGTTTACTTTAGACTGGTATGCCATAGTAAGAGCAAGAGCAATTAGACCCATCTTCTCTTCGAATCGCACGATCAACTCAACATCTCTAATGTTATAGTCGATGTACTTCTGGTGATCTTGCTCGTATAGTGTGTGTAGATTACCATGTTCTTCGTATGATAGTTTTGCTTCGCCGAGTATGGTCTGAGCAATATGATCCAGTTTGTAGGACTCTTGCTCACCGTAAGTCAGTTTACCGAACTTCTTAAACAATTCAAGGTAGTCGAGTTGCGCAATGCCCATAAGATCGTAAGTCTGGTCAACACCGTAAGCAGTTTTAGTTTCTCTCGCTTGAACTAACTTCCATGGAGAGAATGCTTTAATAGCATCATCATTGATTATATTACGAGTGCGGTTGACTAGGTATGGAATATCAAAACCCTTTGAGTTCCAACCAGTAACGATGTCAGGCGAGTTAGCACCCCACCAGTCCAAGAAAGCACGAATCAACGCCTTCTCGTCAATCATCTTGAAGTACGTCACTTCTAAGTCATTCAGAGTTGGATCATAATCTTTAAGACCCCATACCGTGTAAACATCGCTTTGATTGTTCTTGACACCAATAGCGGTAATAGGATGTGCCGCCTCTTGAGGTTTAGGGAAACCCTGATCAGACTTCACCTCAATATCGATAGAGCATATGTTAATTTGACTGAGATCCCACTTGATGTCCTCTTGAGGGAATGCGTCACTAATGAATTGGGTTACGAAGTTAGACTGACCGTGAACATCGAAGTTCTTCACACCTTCGTATTGCTTGGTGAATTCAGTTGCCTCTTTCATGGAATCGAACTGCATAGGTTCGACAGGAACACCGTAGAGTGTATTGTATTTGCCAGTCGCCTTACGTGAGGTAACATACATTGTGGGTTGATAAGGTATGCGTAGTTCTACGCGCTCACCGTTTTCATATCCACGATAAAGTAATTTGTTACCGTATCGGGTCACATTTGTGTAAAAGTTCATAGGTTCTCCATAGTATAAGACACCATTATAACACACATGGCGCGGACAGTCAAGCGATTTATAATGTAACGAAGTGAAAGTTTGGGTGTGTCTTTGAATTGTAGTATCGTTCTTTTCCTTGGAATCTAGTTCTATCTGTTACTGTGCAACCTTGATTCTCATCTATTAACTGAGTAACAGGACTATCAAGTACTACACTGGGTCGAGTGTGAGCATGAGAAACATTAACTGAAACGCCAGTTTTGTTATCCATGCCCTTCTTTGGCCAATAAACATTGTATCGATTATTGTTGTTCGCTTTACAGTAAAAGTCAGTGACAGAGTGGAGTATACTCATAGGTCCACGACAGTTGTGCATCTCGTCATTAATAACATGTTCACAAAACATCTCTGCAATCTGTGGTATAACTGTGTAACACTCAAGCGCAATACCAATATTACATGTTGGCATCTCTGTATATTTTAACATAATACGCCTGAACATGTCAACCTGTTCCGGGATTAAATATGCATCATGCTCCATAATCCATAGACGTTCGCCACGAGAGATTCGTCGCATGAGTCTGAAGGTTGAATGAATATGTGCTATTTCTTGTGGTGATCTGTCTTTATGTTTTGATAACGTAAGATGTGGGAATAATGTATCTGGTGTTATACATTGTATTACGTTTATGTTGAGTACGTCAGATACGCATTCAAAAGATTTGAGGGATAATTCGTTGTACTTTACTGCGAGTGGATTGTTTAGATCAACTCCCATATATGCTTCAATCATTAGTTCATCCTAAAAGTTGGGAGGCATCTCACCTCCCTAGTTTTCTTGACTGTTAAATCAGTGCTGTGATTGATACGAACAATGCGATAGTACACATTGAACCTATTAACCAAGAACCGACCCTGTCTACTTTAGACGTTGCCATTTCTTTTTTTCTCCACGAAA